CATATACAAGCGCAATAGCCATATTAATTTCCGAAAGGTCGGACGTCGCCAAGCGTTACGCTCAACAACACCTTACCCATTTGGTAATTACCACCGCTCACGTTACTTCTAAAACGCAAACGAATCTCGCGCCGTTGCTGGCGCATATCAATCTTGCCCGTATCGGGGTCAAACGGATACTCTTGCGAGGTAACGTCTTGCGACTGGGCATACGGACGACCTGTAACCTGCAAGGTCATCTCACCGTCTTGAATGAAGTCAGGCTCGACGCGCTCTAAGTTGACCCAGAAGTTCTCGCCCACAGGCGCAGTCTGAGCAGGCCCACCAGCCACAAAGCCTAAGTCACTGGTTTGGAAGTAACTGTCGATGGCGTTGGACGATTCAAAAATCACCTCGTCAGTGCCAATTTCATGTTGCCAGAGGGTAACCCTGCCTGCTGTTTCGTTGAACGTCACAGGGACGGTTGCAGACGCTGTAGCGGGCTTGTCCAGCGTAATGGTGTAGTAGTTGGGCGTCGCGCTTGGCGCAATTGCAATCACAAGCGAAATGTTGGTGATGCCTGCGCCAATGACTTGCTGACCCAACAACACTAAATTGCTGTTTGGAATTTGAATATTAGCGCTACCGTTTACGGTGGTGGCAGTCGTAGAAAACACTTCGGTCAGCACGCTCTTGTCAGCACCAGCATTGATAGGGTACTTGAACACTTGAGAGAAAAAGCCAGCGGTACGGTACGCGCCCAAAGCGCCACCAGCGTCATACCAACAGTCTTCGCGGATGTTGTAGATGATGCAGTCGTTGCACTCAGTGCTTTCGCCAGATGGGAAGAACCACCAGATTTCGCCAAAACGAGGAACCTTGTTGGCAAATACCTTCTGACGCTGTGCATAGTTCAAGTTGTCAAAGAAATAGTTCTGATTGAACGTGTTCTTGATTTCCTTGACCACACCGTTGTATAGCAAGAATCGGTCAACGCCAATCCAGTAGTAGATGCCGTCGTACTCAATGACGCACTGGCTCGACATGATGGACGACTGGCTGGTGATGATGTCATAGCGCCAGTAGAAGGTCTGCGGTGAACCTGCGACCGTCACAGTGGTTGGTGTGTAGCTAACGCGAATCAGAGAGTCTAACGACCAAAACAAACCCGAAGGCGCGTTTGAGCCACCACGCACTGGCAGACCCTTGACAATTTTGGTTGACGATACGTTGGTCTCGTTGGCGTCTGCGCCGTTCCAGTTGAATGGATTGCCTGCGGTGCAGTTCTTGATAAGACCGTTGTCGCCGTAGACAAAGACGTAGGGGTGAAGCACCACCACACCGCCAGAGACTTCAATCAAGTCACCTGATGGCGATGAGCCTGCGGTGTCAGCCAGAGGGGCCAAGTTGGTTCCGCTGATGTCACCAGCAAAAACAATGGTGTTCACAATGGCGTCAATCTGCGCAAGGTTTTGACCAGCGTGAGCAATTAACAATTGGTTGTTGCTTCCCTGCGAATCGAACATGGAGTCAAACTGCCACAGGTTCAAATCGCTTGGAATGAATGAGCCATTGACGGTTGCCACAAGGACAGAAAAGCCTGAGCCAGTTCCGCCAATACTTGCCGCTGGGGCGCTCAAGACGTTGCCCACGTTGTAGTAGTTGCCACCGTTGGTGATGGTGACTCCTGTCACAGCGTTGCCAGCAACCACAATGGTGGCTATTGCGCCAGAGCCTGTGCCACCAGTCAGGGCCACGCCAACGTAGGTTCCGTTGGTATATCCAGCACCACCCGTAATTGCGCCCCGCGTCAAAATTTTGGAGCCAATATTGATTGCTTGAATGCCAGAGCCAATACCGTTGTTGTCGACGTTGACAACCTCAAGACCATTGTTGTAGCCGTTGAAAACTTGGTTGTTGCCGTCTACAGAGTTGACATAAAGACCACGAGAGTAGCCTTGAGCGTCACTGGTGATGGCGCGGTAGCCACCAATCTTGCGCGGACGCCCACGTTGAAAACGCACCCAAAGTGCGTCTGTGTAGAAGTTCATATCGAATATCGTGCCGTCGCGCTGTACGCCGGGCAACGTGTCGATGGTGAATACCTTCTTGACCATTAGAACGCTCCACCAGAAATTCCACCTGTGAAGTTGCCTGTCCCAACAATAGCCAATCCAGTCGCTGAAAGCGTAGAGCGCAACACACCTAAGATGGCGATGTTAAATTCACCAGAAGCGGCGCGGTAAATACCAGTCGAAGTCTCGCTGGCAAAGTTCAAAGCAGGTGAAGATACTGTGCCGTTAATCAGCGAGATGGCAGTAGAACCAGCCAGCACTGTGTTGGCGTTGACCAAGTTCACAGAGTCACAAATCAGCGTGGATTGTTGGTTGGAGCCAATCGTTGCGGTTGAGCCGCCAAGACCTGTGGAGATGGTGATGGTGTAGTTCGATGCACCACCCACGGTGGCGTTTTGAACGTAGTACACCTGCACCGTTGGAGGCACGATGATGGTGACGTTGCCTGACAGGGTTCCTGTGTACTTCTGCACCACGTTTGACGCCTCTGCGGCGGTCAGGGTGTAGGTTCCAGTGGTGACAGCTTTTGTCAGTTGGGTGAAAGCAAACTGCGTGTTCTTACCCAAACCAACGGTGTAGAAGGTTGTGCCAGAACAAACAATGATGGCTGAGTCAGTGGGCTGAAAAATGATAGAAGCCGAGCCATTGATGAGTTGCCCGCCCGTGCCTGTGATAGTCAAAGCACCTGTGCCAGCGTTGCGCACCAGCATGAACCAAGAGTTGCCCAAGGTAGTTGCAGAACTCAAGGTCAATGTACCTGCGCCACCTGTCCACACATAGGCGTTGGCAAGGTCAGAGAACACCGCCGTGTAGTTGGACGAGAAGTTGGTGACGGGCTGGGACTGGTTCAGTGTCTGACCAATAGCAAGCAGGCCATATCCAGCAAGAGTCGCGGCGTCAGCGCCAGAGGAACCAATGCCAAAAGCGATGATGCCCCAAGTGCCTGCGGTCGTAGCGTTGGTGACGATGTAGATGTACTGGGCTTGACCTGCGGCAATCGTGACAATGGTGTTTGCGCCTGTGTAGTCTTTGACCGTCAGAGCAACAGCGCCGACGTTGCGAATCAGGGCGTCTTGACCGACCGATGCTTGGTTGGCTGGAGGCATCCACAATTCGTTTGCAGTGGTGGTGGTCGACACCTCCATGATGCGGGCGGCGGCGTCATCAGTCGTTGTGCCGTTGATGGGCCATTCCAACTGCAAGTCAGCCGTCAGGATGATTCGGCGATACGAGACGTCCGTCGGTTGAACGACGTTGCCTGTGAAGGGAGAATTAAAACTCATGGTCAGGTATCCAATACAGTTGCTTGACGGTCGCCAATACGCTGTACATCCTCAGACTTCAGGGTCTGAATGATGAGGTCGTAATTCTGTTGCCACATAGGCATCCGCTCATCGTTCTTGATGTACGGCATAGCCTGCAACAAAGACCCATACAGCAACGCCTGCGGGGCGTAGATGGTGAACCAGTTCGTTTGGTTGGAAGAATCAAGAGGTTGGAGCCTCTCGTAGTACAGAACCTCATACTCATACGCCAAATTAGGCGATGGGGCAACAAGCCAATGGGTGTAGTCGTAATCGCCGTAATACTCTGGCGCACCAGTCACAGTGGCGTCTGGGTTGTACTCGCGTAGGTATTCGTACTTACGGAGCAATACAGGCTGTTTCTGACCCGCTACGGTGACGTTCATTGAAACTGTTTTGTGCCAGCGGGCAGGCTTGTCGATGATGGGCTGACCTATCACCATGTTAGAAGTTTGAACCGTCAAGTTACCGAGGAATTTAATTTGGCTGGCGATAATTTGCTCTGCCAGCATGATGAACAGGGGAATCTTGGCAAGCGTATCGTCATCAGTACGGTCTAGGTATGACTGGATGTTTTCGACTAAAGAGTCGTAAGTCATTACCGATGCGGTTGCCATATTTACCCCACGTTTCGTTCAAAATGTGGACAATCCACCAGTGATTTAAAGTTGCCACCCCAGCGGTTTTTGGGGTTC